GCTGGGCCTTGCCCGGCTGGCGATCGACAGCGGCTACGACGCCGCTGCCGTCTACGCCTGGGCGCGCCAGCAGGGCTTCGCCCAGGTGCTGCCGGTCAAGGGCGTCGAGGGCTTCAACCGGGCTGCCCCCGTCGCCGGTCCCACCTACGTCGATGTCACCGACCGCGGCAGCCGCATCCGCCGCGGCGCCCGGCTGTGGACGGTGGCGGTCGCCACCTTCAAGGCGGAGACCTACCGCTTCCTGCGCCTCGACCGCCCCACCGACGAGGAGCGCGCCGGCGGTGCGCCGGCCCCTGCCGGCAGCGTGCATCTGCCGCGCGGCGCCGATGCGGAGTGGATCAAGCAGCTGGTTGCCGAGCAGCTGGTCACCGTCAAGACGAAGCGCGGCTTCTCGCGCCCGGAGTGGCAGAAGCTGCGCGAGCGCAACGAGGCGCTCGACTGCCGCGTCTACGCCCGCGCCGCCGCCTGGATCGCCGGCGCCGACCGCTGGACCGAGGCGAAATGGCGTGACCTGGAAGCGCAGCTGGTCCCGGTCGAGACCGGCGGCTATGCGCCGGCCCCGCCGGCTGCACCGGGGACGGCTGCGGCACCGGCATCGGCGGCATCAGCCGGACGGCTGCGGACCGCATCGCGACGCGGCCGGCGCGTGTTTCGATCGAGCTATCTGAGCTGAACGATGACCCTGGACGAGCTGACTCGCCACCGGACGGCGCTGCTGGCGGCGCGCTATCGCGGCGTGCGCACCGTCGAGGTCGACGGCAGGCGCATCACCTACGCCACCGACGCCGAGATGGCGGCGGCGCTCGCCGACCTGGAGAAGCGCATCGCCGCCACGACGACCGGAACGCCGCGGCGGCGGATCCTCACCTCGGCGAGCAAGGGGCTCTAATGCTGGGGATGCTGACGCACTGGCGCCGCCGCGTCGGCGCCTTCATCGGCGGCTTCGAGGGCGGGCTCGCCAACCGCCGGCTGAAGGGCTTCCAGCCCAGCCGGGCGCACGTCAATACACTGATCGCAGCAGCCGGCGGCGACATCACCGCGCGCGCCCGCTGGCTGATCCGCAACAACGGCTATGCCGCCAACGCCATCGAGAGCTGGGCCGGCAATGTGGTCGGCGCCGGCATCAAGCCGTCGTCGCTGATCGCCGACGCCGCGCTGAAGGCCGCGGTGCAGAAGCTGTGGCTGGCGTGGACCGACGAGGCCGATGCCGACGGCTTCACCGACTTCTATGGCCTGCAACGGCGTGCCGCCCGCGAGGTGTTCATCGGAGGCGAGGTGTTCTTCCGCTTCCGCCCGCGCCGACTGCAGGACGGTCTGACCGTGCCGCTGCAGCTGCAGATGCTGCCGGCGGAGATGCTGCCGCTGAACAGGAACGAGGTGCTGGCGGGCGGCAATGTCATCCGCCAGGGGATCGAGTTCGACCGCATCGGCCGCAGGATTGCCTATCACTTCCTGCGCCGGCATCCGGGCGACATCACCGACCCGGGAATGGCGGGCGAAACGGTGCGCATCCCGGCCGCCGAGATTATCCACGTGATCGATCCGGTGGACGCGGGTCAGCTGCGCGGCGTCTCGAAGTTCGCGCCCGCCATCGTCAAGCTGTTCCTGCTCGACCAGTACGACGATGCCGAACTCGACCGGAAGAAGGTGGCGGCGATGCACGCGCTGTTCATCACCACCCCGGCGCCGGCCGAGCCGTTCGACGCGCAAGAGAGCACCGGCGAGAATGGTGAACGGACGCTGGACCTGCAGCCGGGACAGATCGTCATGCTGGAGCCGGGCGAGCAGGTGCAGACCTCCGATCCGGCCGACTCGGGCGCCACCTACGAGCCGTTCCAATACCGCACGCTGCTGCAGGTCTCGGCGGCGCTGGGCGTCCCCTACGCCTACCTGTCCAACGACATGATCAAGGCGAACTACTCCAACGCGCGGCTGGCGCTGCTGGAGTTCCGCCGGCGCACCGAGGCCTGGCAGCACGCGGTGATGGTCTGGCAGCTGTGCCGGCAGGTGTGGGCGCGCTGGATGGACGCGGCCGTGCTCGCCGACGCGCTCGCCATCCCCGGCTACGAAGCCGACCGGCGGGCGTACCTCGCGTGCTCGTGGCTGCCGCCGAAGTGGGACTGGGTCGATCCGCTGAAGGACGCCAAGGCCGAGATCGAGCAGATCGCAGCCGGCCTGAAGAGCCGCAGCCAGGCGCTGGCCGAGCGCGGCTACGATGCCGAGCAGGTCGATGCCGAGATCGCCGCCGACCAGGCGCGCGAGCGGACTCTTGGATTGCGCTTCGGCGCCCGCGCCTCCGTCCCTGACGCTGCGACGGACGTCGACGGCGAAGACGCCGCCGCTTCCGAACCCTCGAACGTTACCACCGGCTGAATTGCACATGGACCTGAAGAGTCTCGCCGCCGCCCGGATCACCGGCCGGCCATGGGCGATCGCGCCTGGCCGACTGGAAAGCCTGCTCGGCAGTGCCCTCGCGCTCATGCCCGGCGACGGGCTGCCGTCCTGGCTGCAGGATGTCGCCCGATCGGAACCCTACACGGTAACGGACAGTGGCATCGCCATCGTGCCGGTGCTGGGACCACTGGTCGCCCGCGGCGACTGGCTGACCCTGCTGCTCGGCGCCAGCGAGTATGGGACCGTCGCCGACGCCGTGCGTGCTGCCGCCGACAATCCTGCCGTACGCGGCATCCTGCTCGAGGTGGACTCGCCCGGCGGCGAGGTCGGCGGCCTGTTCGACCTGGTCGAGGAGGTCGCCAGCATCCGGGCGCGGTGCGGCAAGCCGCTGTGGGCGGTCGCATCAGAATGTGCCCTGTCGGCCGCCTACGCCATCGCCTCGGCCGCGGGCCGGCTCTACGTCACCCGCACCGGCGAGGTCGGCTCGGTCGGCGTCGTCGCCGCGCACCTCGACGAGAGCGGCGCCGATGCGATGGTCGGGCTGACGTGGACGCTGATCCACGCCGGCGCCCGCAAGACCGACGGCAACCCGCACGAGCCGCTGTCGCCTCGGGCAACCGCCGCCATCCAGGCCGACGTCGATCACCTCTACGACGCGCTGGTCGTCCTCATTGCCGGCAACCGCGGGCTCGGTGCCGATGCGATCCGCGCCACGGAAGCCGCGATCTACCGCGGCGAGAGGGCGGTCACGGCCAAGCTCGCCGACCGCGTCGGTGGCGTCTCCCAAGCCATCGCCGATCTGCAAGCGATACTGGAGGCGAAGCGGCTCCGTGCCGGCCCATCGACGAGCCGAGGCGCTGCTGGTCAATCCCGATCACCCACAAGGACACTCGTCATGGATGCTTCTGATCCGCTGAGCGATGCGAGCAGCGCCGAACCGACGGAGGACGCGGCCGGCCCAACCGAAACGCCCAAGGCGCTGCCAGCGAACACACTGCCGCATCGCCCCCTGCCGGCGCCCGTTCCCGACGCGCACGCCATCGCCGAGACGTTGCGTGCCGAATTTGCCGAGATCGCGACGATTGCCGCCCAGGCGGGTCGCCTCGGCATCGGCATCGACGCTGCCGACGCCATGCGCCGGCGGCTGAAGCCCGATGCCTTGCGCCAGTCGGTTCTTGACCAGCTGGCGGCGCGCGCCGAAGCCGCCGACGTGGTCGCAGCGGCACCGCCGCCTGCCACCGCCGGCGACAGCCCGATCGTCAGGCGCGCCCGTGAGCGCGCCGCCGCATCGAACCGCTGACCAGGATGTCATCGATGCCCGTGCTCACCATGACCCCGACGCTCGGCGACCTGCTGAAGTTCGAGCTCGACGCCAGCTACTGCCGCGACACTGTTACGCTGAAGGCCGGCACCAGCTATCCGCTGGGCGCGGTGCTGGGGCGGATCACCGCCAGCGGCAAGTATCGGCTGTCGCCGGCGGCCGAGGTGGTCGGTGACGAGGGGGCGGAGACTGCGGTCGCCGTGCTGCTGGAGGCGGTCGATGCCAGCACCGCCGACAGGGTCGGCCTGATCGCCGCCCGCGGCCCGGTGATCCTGTCGAAGGCGGCGCTGGTCTTCGACGCCTCGGTCGACCAGCCGGCGGAGAAGACCGCCAAGCACACCCAGCTTGCCGCCCTCGGCCTCGTCGCCCGCGAGACCGCCTGATCATAAGGACGCTCCGCAACCATGGTCACCATGATCAACCCGTTCGACGCGGGCGGCTATTCGCTCGCCGAGATGACGGAAGCCATCAACATCCTGCCCAACGTCTACAGCCGCCTGGGACAGATGGGCCTGTTCCGCTTCGAGGGCGTCACCCAGCGCAGCGTCGTCATCGAGCAGGCGGAAGGCGTGCTCAACCTGCTACCGACGGTGCCGCTCGGCGGTCCCGCCACCGTCGCCAACCGCGATCTGCGTTCGATGCGCTCGTTCACCATTCCCTGGATCCCGCACGACGACGCGATCACCCCGCAGGACATCCAGGGAGTGCGCGGCTTCGGGATGAGCGATGCCGCCGATCCGCTGGCCACGGTGATGGAGAGGAAACTCACCCGAATGCGCGTCAAGCACGCGCAGACGCGCGAGTACATGGAGGTCAATGCGCTGAAGGGCATCGTCAGGGACGGCGCCGGCACCCCCCTCTACGACTACTTCACGGAGTTCGGGCTTACCCAGCAAACTGTCGACTTCGTGCTCGGCACCGCCACCACCAACGTCCAGGCGAAGGTGCGCGAGGTGCTGCGCAAGATCGAGGTCGAGCTCAAGGGCGAGACAATGTCGGGCGTCCTCGCCCTGGTCAGCCCGGAGTTCTTCGACAGGCTGATTGGCCATGCCAAGGTGGAGGAAGCCTACAAGTACTTCTCCTCGACCGGCGCCCAGCCGCTGCGCGAGGACACCCGCCGCCGCTTCCCGTTCGCCGGCATCGTCTTCGAGGAGTACAACGCCACCGTCACGCTTTTCACCGGCGCCACCGAGACGCTGGTGCCGGCCGGCGAGGGCATCGCCTTCCCGCTCGGCACGCTCGATACCTTCGTCACCTATGGTGCGCCGGCCAACCTGATCGAGACGGTCAACACCATCGGTCTTGCCATGTACGCCCGCCAGCTGGCCCGCCCCGACGGCAGCGCCATCGAAGTGAAGACCGAGGCCTCGATCCTGCCGGTGAACAAGCGGCCGCGGCTGGCGGTGAAGATCCGCAGCAGCAACTGATGAGCATCTTCGCTGTGGCGATCGATGCGCTGTTCGCCGATCCGAACCTCGGCGTCGATGCCGTCTACCGCGTGGGCGGCGTTGATCCCGCTGTGCCGGTGCGCGCCATCCTGCGCCGGCCGGATCGCGTCGGCGCGTTTGGCGACGCCCGCATCGTTGCCGAGACGACGGTATTCGACGTCCGCGTCTCGGACATCGCGCAGCCGGCCGAAGGCGATACGATCGAGCTGGACGGCGCCGTCTACCGGATTGAGGGTGCGCCGCTGCGGGACGGTGAGCGCCTCGTCTGGACGATCGAGGCGCGGCCGGCATGAAACTGATCGCCGCCCTGCAGGGCGATCTCAATGCTTTGCTGCAGGCGGAACTTCGGACCGCCGAGCGCGCCGTCACCGCCGGTGTGCGCGCGGCCACCGACGGGCTCAAGACCGAGCTGCGCCGGCAGATCACCGGTGCCGGGCTCGGCAACCGGCTGGCGAACACCTGGCGTGGCGAGGTCTATCCGAAGAGCGGCCAGAGCATCAGTGCCGCCGGCTATGTCTGGTCGAAGGCGCCGAAGCTGGTGCGGCTGTACGCCGAAGGTGCCGTCATCCGCTCGAAGGCCGGCCTGTTCCTCGCCATCCCGACCCCGGCTGCGGGAAAATATGGTGATGCCCGGCGGAAGATCACGCCGGGGGCCTGGGAGCGCATCCACGGCGTGCGGCTGCGCTTCGTCTATCGCCGCGGCAGCCCGAGCCTGCTGGTCGCCGACAACGCCCGGCTGACCGGGCGGGGACGCGCGGCGGCGAACATCGGCCGCAGCAAGGGAGCGGCGTTCACCCGTCTTGCCGGCCGAACCACCGTGCCGCTGTTCATCCTGGTGCCGCAGGTCAGCGTCCGCAAACGCCTCAACGTCGAGGGTGCGGCGCAGAAGTGGATGGCGGCGCTGCCGCAGCTGGTGCTGCGGCACTGGCGTGAGGAACGGTCATGACATCGAAGCGTGAACAGGTTCTCTCGGCGCTGTCCGGCCGGCTGCGGGGCATTGCCAGCGTAGCGTTCAAGCGCAACGAGGCGCTGCCGGTGAGCGTGCCGGCTGGCGGGCTCGTCATCCTGCGCGACGGCGATCCCGGCGAGCCCGACGTGACGCTCAATCCGCGCACGGAGTTTTACAGCCACCGCGCCGAGATCGAGGTGTTCGTAACGCGGCCGGTTGATGGTGGCGGCGAGGCGGTGCTCGATGCGCTGCTGTCACAAATCGGCGCGGCACTCGCCGCCGACCGCAGCCTCGGCGGTCTCGCCGAGAACCTGTTCTGCAGCGCCCCCGAGACCTCGGTGCTGGCGATCGAGGGAGCCGCGCCGATCCTCGCGGCCCGCCTCACCATCACCATCGAATACCTGGCCGGCGATCCGCTGACCGCCTGATCGTCCGAGCGTATGGAGACCCCGAACATGCCCAAGGTCCGCGCCTACGGCGCCGACGCGACGCTCAAGGCGTGCCGCGAGACCAGATATGGCGCCGCCCCGCTCACCGGCTACCGCTCGCTCGACTTCAAGTCGTGCGATCTGTCCGCCGAGCAGCCGCTAGGCGACGATCCGCTGCTCGGGCGCGGCCGCAACGCCCAGGATCCTTATCGCGGCCTGATCACCGACGAGGGCAAGATCGAGATCCCGCTCGACCTGCGCGGCTCCGGCTTCTGGCTCACGGGGCTGCTCGGCGATCCGACGACGGTGCAGACCAGGGCGTCGGGGCAGATCGCGTTTGCCGGACAGCCGGCGTCCAACAGCACGATCTCGCTCAATGGCGTTACCTGGACGTTCGTGACCGGCACGCCCTCAGGCAATCAAACGCAGATCGGCGCCAGTCTCGATGCGACATTGACCACGCTGGCTTCCGATCTGAATGCATCCGCCGACGCGCAGATCTCCAGGTGCACCTACACCGCGAACACGGCGGACGATCGGCTGGAGATCGCGTTCGATACCGCCGGCAGCAGCGGCAACAGCTTTACGCTGGCAGCCTCGGCGAATAGCAACGGCACCGTCTCCGGACCGACGCTGACCAGCGGCGGCCACTTGCACGAGTGGCTCTCGGGTGGCAACGCCATCCCCACCTACACCGTCGAGATCGGCCATCCGCAGCTGATCACGCCGGTGTTCTTCCGCCACCTCGGCACGGTGATGGAAAGCCTCGCCTTCGAGATGGGCCGCGAGGGGCCGGCGAACGGTACCCTGCAGCTGGTTGCCCAGGGCGAGGAGAAGGCTACAGCCACCATTGATGCCACGCCGGATGCCTTCGCGCTCAAGCGCTTCAGCCAGGGCCGCGGCTTCATCAGGCGCGGCGGTGTTTCCCTGGCCGGCGTCACCGGTGGCAGCCTGACCTTCTCCAACAACCTGGAGCGGGTGCGGGTGATCCGCGACGACGGCAAGATCGAGGCGGCGGAACCCACGATCGCGACATGCACTGGCGCGATGACCGTGCGGTTCGACGGTGCCACGCTGGTGGCCGAAGCGACCAACGGCGAGCCGGTGGCCGTCGAGTACGGTTTCACCATGGCCGAGGGCTGGTCGCTGGCGTTCGAGCTGTTCCGGTTGTTCCTGCCGAAGCCGAAGTACGTTGTGTCGGGGCCCGGCGGTGTCGAAGCAAGCTTCGACTGGCGCGCCGCCTATGACGAGAGCGCTGGCACCATGCTGCGAGCCCGGCTGCTCAATGATGTCACCAGCTACGCGTGATTCAGTACCTGGGACCGCGCGTAACGCGAAATCGATGCTATTCGCGATTTGCGACCCTTCTCGAAATCAAGGAGCAGACATCGCTTTTGTTGGTATCGATGCTTGACATCCATTCTTTCAGCCGCGCCGACGCGCGATGAAAGCGTCGGATGCCGGTTGACAGACCAAAGACGGTGGACGGCTAATGCCGGACTGCTGAGCCGGAGAACCGCTAGAAAGGACATCGCACGTATCACTGGTCGCAACAGGGCCATTTATTCCGCGTCACTCTTCAGTATAGGCCTGCGTCAGGAACGACTGAAATCTTACAATCCTGATCCCGGATAAAATGCCCAGTACAACTACAGCTACGCCAGATAATACAACTAACATATTTTCCCTAAATACAAACGTGTAACCAGATCCCGCTATAGATGCAAAGACGGCCACAAACGCAGGAAAAATGGAAGACGACGCTAAAAATATAAATTTTGCAAACATGCCGGGATAAACGCCAATCCATGCAAATTTTCTGATGGTACTAGCACTGGGATTGAGCGATTCAAATCGGCCAACATCAATAATAAAATAGAGCTGAAACGTGGCGATTAGAAAAAGTCCCCACGTACTAATGCTTGTTGCTGGTATTTCGACGCCAAATATGGTCACTTTACTGGATGACCTATCACGTTGTTGCCGTAAATACGGCATAAGATCAGAAAAATTTAGAGATTCTAGGCCTTTTGTCACCTCATAAAGATCACCAAAGGCGTCGACGAACTTTCCAAGCGGTATCTCGGATTCGGTGTATGGAATGACGATATTCTGCGCTCCTAACTGCTCGGAATAGGCTACCTTCACCGGAATATAGATCGTATCAAAATTCACGTCTAAATCATTACGTTGCAACTCAACAACGATATACCATTTTCGTTGAGAAAATGTCCTAACATCGTCCACCAATTCGACAACATCAAACTTGGCTTCGATTAAGCCGTCGGTTTGAGACGCTTGATTGATCGTGATTCCTTTTGGATCATGTATCTCACCAGAAACTCCGAAGAACCGTAACCCAGAAAATTCGATATCCAAAAATTTAGCCGCGTTCGCTCTTTCTAGAAAATCCCACAACGACTTGAACTGAGAGATATTATTGGCTCCAAAATAGCTTGGACTACTCGTAAAGATCAGCAGACGGGTTCGCGCTCCCTTGGTTTTCCGTGTTGTGTCCCAAGACCAGCTTCCTAAACGGACAGTTCCCACTCGCTGATCGTGAAATGCAATCGAGTTTATTATTCGCTCTGCATAATAATTAGCTTTGTAAGTTATTTCGTACTCACTATTAGTGATAAGTAAATCAATATTATCAGCGTCGGCAAAACGACGCATGTTAGCAAGCGATAGAAACTTGTTACATATGGCTTCTACCATAAGAATCTCTTGATAAGCGCGCTCAATTTGAGCCGGTTTCGTTAGAGTCATGGTTACAAGGAGGGCGACTAGTGCACCCATGAGAGTAAAGTGTGTGGTGCGGATATGTTTTAAGAACTCAGGTTCCCAGTCCACCGGATTCACCAGTCCTATACGGCGCGGCGCCCTACTACCGAGCAGGAGTGGAACATCTGGAGCCCGCAGGCTGCAAGGCGATGGCGAGGTCTTGAGTCGAGACGCGAAAGATAGCAGACATCAACGTAGCTCAGGGCAAAATCAACGCACCTGGGATATCGGAACGCCTTGTCGCAGCGCCCGTCTGCCGGTCTCCCGGGTTGGCGGCGTATCTGCGCGCCGCCAACCCGGATCGGCCTGCGGGCGCACAGAAACCAGACGTTAACTTGAGCCGGCGCAAACTCCCGGCATGCGAAGCCTGTTGTCCCGCCTGCTGGCCCTGTTCGACGTCTCTGCCGACGAGCCGACCGACGGCGAGCCGCCGCCGCCACTGTCGGACGCCGAGTACGACTGGCTAGAAATGGAGCATCCGAGCTACCAGTCGGTACGGCCGCTGAGCAATCCGTTCTTCTGACGCGCCCGCCCACGTCCGCCCTAGCCGGCGCAGCAGCTTGTCCGTCGCCGACCCACTTGCCACCGTTCGTAGGGCCGTCCCAAGCCCCGTGTCGCCAGACCGAGGAAGTCGGCCCACTCAGCCGCGGCAACAAGCAACCCAATCCGGAGTCAGCACAGGAATGATCCACCTCGATCTGAAGAGGGAGCCGCACTGGCTCGACCTCGGCCATGGCGTGCGCCTGCACGTCCGGCCGTGCACGACGGCACTGATGATGGCGGCGCGGGCGGAAGCGCAGCGGGCTGTCACATCATCGGAGAGCGACAGCGAAGCCGCCGGTATCCGCACCGCAGCCCTGATCAAGGCGCTGGCGCGGCTCGCGGTGCTCGACTGGGACGGTGTCGGTGATGCCGCAGGAACCGCGGTGCCGGTCACGCTGGAGAATGTGGACGCGCTGATGGACCTGTGGCCGATCGCCAGCGCCTTCGAGAGTACGTACCTCGGTCCGGCGCTGCTGCTGGACACCGAAAAAAACGCATCCGGGCCCGTGCCGAATGGCACTTCGGCGGCGGGCCCGAGTACTGCAGCAACTGCGCCGCGCTGAACCGACCCTGCGCCCGGGGCGAGGCCGGCGCCGATGGCCAG